CGTGTGACCGGGAGCTCGTCGCACACCGACGCGGCATGGTGGGGGGACCGACCCCCGACTGGCTGCAGGTGCGCTTCGACGAGGGGCACGACTGGGAGGCGCGGATCCTCGCCCGCATGGAGGACGACCAGTCGGTCAGCCTCGGGTTGGCCCAGCACCAGACGATCCTCGAGGTGGGCAAGCAGGCCGCGGTCCGAGGGTCGATCGATGCCTACGACGACCTGGGGACGGTGGTCGACGCGAAGTTCCTCGGCCCCGACCTGTTCGCCAAGCTGAAGGACGGGGGGATCCAAGCGTTCCCCCACTACTGGTGGCAGCAGGGTGTGTACGCCCACGGCATGCGCGCCGAGGGGTACAAGGTCGACAACATCTGCCTAGCGATGGGGCTGAAGCAGATCGAGGGCAAGGGTGAGGACCGGGTCATCACCGGCATCGACGAGATGCACTACCTGTGGGTGGACGTGGACGACCTCCCGACCGTCGCCCAGATCAAGGCCCGTGTCATGGGGTTGGAGAAGCTGGCAGGTAGGCCCGCGGACGAGTGGCCTGAGTGCCCGGTGCCGTTCCAGTACCCGTGCGCGTTCGACTGGCTGCACGAGGAACGGGATGTGGCGATCGAGGTCACCGACCAGACGATGGCCGAGAAGTTGGAGCTGGCCCGCCGCTACACCGAGCTCGCCAAGCAGCACGACGTGGACGCGAAGCAGCTCAAGGCCGACGCGAAGGCACTCGTCGAGGAAGTCCTGGCTGCGGAGGACCTGACCCCTGACGCCGGCCACAAGCTGCGCGCCGGGGACCTCGAGGTGCAGTGGGTGTACAGCAAGACAGAGGCGAAGGTCATCGAGAAGTACGAGCGCAAGGAGTCCATCCGTGCGTACCCGAAGTTCACAGTGAAGGAGAAGGACTGATGGCACGAGTTGTCAGGTTGGAAGCGGACATCTTCCCTGACCAGGACCCGTACGCGATGGTGCGGGACCTGGACTTGGAGCTGAAGAAGAACTACCCGGATCTGCGGTTGGAGTCCGGTGGCTACGAGCGGCGCGAGATGACCGTCGCCGGGGTGGTCCGGGTCCGGTGGGCCTGCTGGGTCGAGGGGCGTGGCAAGTGACCGAACGTGGAGGACCTGAGGAAGCGTGGTCGGTGTCGCATCTGGTCAGAGGGGACGCCGGGGTCACGGGCTACCAGATCGCAGGGCCGGCGACGTTCCTGATCTTCGGTGACGAGGTGGATGGACTGATGAGCCTGCTGGCCGGCATCAAGGTCGACGACGCGATCGAGGCGTACACCCCACCGCACCCGCGGCTGTTCGACGAGGGGGTGGCTGGCTGATGGCTCTCACCATGACCCCACCCCCCGGCATGCCGCCCGAGCGGATCCTGCTGTTCGGCCAGGAAGGCACCGGCAAGACCTCCGCGGTCCTGTCGCTGGCGAGGCGTCTGCCCGACGCCCACTTCCACATCATCGACACGGACTACTCGAGCTCGTACGGGCGCATGATCGCCACCGAGTACATCGACGTGGGCGAGAACGGCAACACGACCCTGCATGTGGTGGGGCCGTGGGACTGGCCGAAGCTGCTGTCGACGGTCAAGGAGGTGCAGAGGTCGATCGAGCCGGGTGACTGGATGGTGGTCGACAGCATGACCCCGTCGTGGCAGTCGGTGCGCGACCACTACACCGAGCAGGTGCATGGCACCAGCATCGACGACTACCTGCTCGACATCCGTATCCAGCGGGAGAAGGCCGGCAAGAAGGGTGCGAACCTCGAGGCGTTTGACGGCTGGACCGACTGGTCGGTCATCAACTCGATGTACTTCCCGCTGTACCGCTTCATCACCCAGCACCCCGGGCACCTCGTCATCACCGCTGAGGCCGACAGGTTGGGCGACAACGACGGCAAGGGGATGAGGGACGTGTACGGCCCGCACGGGTTCAAGCCCGCGGGTCAGAAGAAGATCGGGTTCCTCACCCAGACGGTGCTGTTGACCAAGAAGAACCGTGACGGGTTCCTGCTGTCGACGGTGAAGGACCGGGGACGCGTGGACCTGGACGAAGTGGAGTTGGACGACTTCGCGAAGCAGTACCTGCAGCAGACCGCAGGGTGGAAGCCCCGACCGTGGAAGCCTGAAGCATGAAGCGTGAGTCGCGGGTATGGTCACGGCTGGGGCAGGAAGGGGAACACGATGGAGAGTGAGTTCACAGGGCCACAGGTGCTGCCGGCGATCGGTGTCGCCACCCAGGTCGGGCAGTTCCTGACACCCGACGGTGTCGAGCACGGCATGCTGCTCGAGCTGTTCCACGGCGAGGACGACGGGCAGAGTGTGGTGTTCGCCGTGTCCGTGCCGGGAGTGGCGGTGCTCAAGAACGCGATCGCCCAGTACGAGAGCAATCTCCGCGAGGTGCTGGCCGGCAGGCAGGACGCGGTGGTGCTGCAGGCAGAGGGGGAGTAGGTGCTGATCTCACCCACCGAACCCCCCGCCCTCCGCAAGATCGGCACCACGTCCCTACGCCCCGAGACCTACGGGTGCGATGTGCTGTTCGCTGCGGGGGGGAAGTGGTTCGGGATCCAGCGCAAGGAGTTCAAGGATCTGATCCACTCCATGCAGGACGGGAGACTCGGCCAGCAGGTGTCGATGATGGCCGAGCTCGAGCAGGCGATGGTCGTGATCGAGGGCTGGCAGGACGCCCACTGGACGACCGACGGCAGGCTGTCGGACCGGTACGCGAAGGTGACCCGGGCGCAGTTGCGTGGGCTGCTGTGGAGTGTGCGGGACCGCGGTGTGTGGGTGGACTACACGCGCGACCTCGCCGACACGATCGCCTTGTGCCAGGAGTGGGAGCGGTGGTGCCGCAAGCCCGAGCACAAGAGCCTGAGCACGAGACCGGGGCCGGTGGGGAAGTGGGGGCGCGCCGACAACCGCGAATGGCAGGAGCATCTGCTGCAAGGTCTGCCCGGGGTGGGGGTCGAGCTGGCCGGCAGGATCTTGGATCAGGTCGGCATGCCCTTGGGGTGGCGGGTGACCGAGGGGGAACTGCTGGGAGTGCAGGGGCTGGGCAAGGGGAAGGTCGAGAAGATGATGCGAGCAGTGCCAAGGATCGGAGAGATCAATGACCAGTGACGAGTTGCGTAACGCAGCCGACCGCGCCGCCGAACTGCTCAACCGTGGTGAATGTTGGCCCCCCGACCTTCTGGCGGTCCTCGGCCCCGCCGCCCGCCAGCTCGCCGACCTCCTCGACGCTGTCGGTGACCCCGAGGAACTGCGATCGCTCTCGGCCGCTGTGGGCTACTCGCCGATGGTGGGACGCCACGTCCTGAACGACATCGCTGACGCTGCTGCGGCTGCGCGAGGGGAGGGGTGATGGGTGAGCCGACACCCGAGGACGTGATCGCCGCCGCCATCAAGGCAGGGCTGTCGACGTACATGCCCAACCACCACCTGAACGCCGAGAGCATCATCGGCCAGCTCGCCGCTGCGGGGTACGCCGTGGTGCCGCAGCGCGACGTGGACGCCGCCGCACGCTGGAAGGCCGAGGCCACCGCCGTGATGGACGAGTGGGATCGCGTGTGGGTGCTGCTCGGCAAGCCCGGCCCGTTGGGCGGGTCGAAGGCGGCGAACACGCTGGCAGAGGTTCAGCGGCTGCGGGAGCTGTGCGGCTTCCTCATCGACGCCTGCGCTGAGCATCGCATCCCGGTGCCGCTCAACTCGTCGCTGCTCGACCTTGCCGCCGACATCGCGTCGGACGGTGGCGCTGCGGCGGTGGGGTCGGTGGACCCCGAGGGGGAGCACAATCCGCACAGCATGGCCCCGGCCACCGCAGCCGATGGGGTGACTCGTGTGCCGTTGCGCGACGAGTGGCCGTCGGTGTGCCCGACGTGCGGGAGCGACGACCCCGACACCATTGAGGATGAGTGCGACGGCCCCGGTTGGGTGTTCGACCCCTGGCACTCCCCCGACAGGGGTGACCGGTGACCGCGCGCACCCCCCTGTGGATCTTTCCCGCGTCGCGCAAGGACCGTGCGCGTGTCCGGCTCGAGCTCCGACGTGACCAATTCCCGACTGATCTGGTCACCTTTCGCCACCCGGACACGATGGACGCGTGGCTGCGCGCCGATCCCACCCACCGGCTCGAAGTGTGGGTGGGCTGCATGCCCGACGAGTTCTCCCAGCACGCGCGCCCCGACGAGCTCCTGGGTCTGATCGTGCAGGCGAGTGATCGGCGCGCGGTGCTGTGTACGCGCGTCGATGGGCCGACGTGGGTTGACGACATCACCCGCATGGAGCTGTTCGCCAACCTGCCGATCGACGAGTGGAACGACCCGATCTGCCCACGGTGCCGGTGCGACGCAACCGTCAGGACCGACGAGGGGCTGTGGTGGTGCAAGCGGCACAGCACACGCGCATGGGAACCGATCGAGCACAGGGAGGGAGTGGCATGGCAGGAACAGAGACTGGTGGGGTGAAGGTCCAGGGCAACTTGAGGTTGCCCGATGACCGCGCCGAGAAAGTCGCCCGCATGCTCAGTGCTGCGATCAGGCGATCGAAGCCCCCCGCACCGTCACCACAACCCGAGTCGGATCGAATCGACGGCCAGGCGTAGCCTTGTTGACCACGATCGACTCGAACACCTCAGTGACGATCGCACGCTTGTCGACCGGGTTGAGCCCGTCCCACGCCCCGTCGATGTCGGTGGCGCTCTGGGCGAGGCTGACTTCCTCGGCTCGGATCCGCATGGTGAGGTCAGCGATCACTTCACCGACAGCCTTCTTTGCCGCAAGGTACTCATCGCGTTCGAGAAGCTGCTGTCCGTAGTAGTCGGCAGCGAGCTGGTCGCGCCGCCTCTTGGCCGCTGCCAGCTCACCCTCGAACTCCTGCACCTGGGTGTCATCCGGCTTGATCTGCTCTTGCTGGTTCTTCAGCACCCCGATGGTCAGGGTGGTCATGATCTGCTCGAGGATATGAGCGGCGATGCCGTTGCCGCACCCTCCCTGATCCTTCCGGCAGACGTAGCGTTGACCTTGGACGTGGTGCAGCCTTGTTCGCATCCGTCGACCGCAGATCCCACAGGTGAGAGCTCCGACAAGCCAGTGCTTCAGGGACGTGTTGTGTCCATCATGAGCCGACCCATCCAGACGGAGACAGAGCGAGCGGTGGGTCTCGAGGTCGATGATCGGTTCCCACTCACCCTCACTGACGATGACTCCGTTGTGGGTCCGCATGCCGGCGAGGCGTGGGTTCATCAGGATCTGTTTCACGGTGGTGGGGTACCAACGCCCTCCCTTTCTGGTTGGCTCGCCTGCAGCGTTGAGCCGACGCGTGATGCCGGCAAGGGACTCTCCGTCCATCAGCCAGTCGACCATCTGGCGCACCACGCGCGCCTCGTGGGGGTTGATCGTGATGCGATCCTCGTCCCAGCCGTACGGCGCGATCCCGCCGTGGACCTTGCCCTGCTCCGCATTCTTGGCGAGCACCAGCTTGAGTCGCCGGCTCTTGTCGTCCGACTCCTTCTGGGCGATGGTCACCAGAATGCGCGCCATCGCCCGCCCGTCGGGGGTGGACAGGTCGAGGTCGCCGTGGACCGAGTAGATGGGGAACCGACCACCACGATCCTCGATGACGGTGATGAGTTCTTCGAGCTCCCGAACTTGGCGGAGCATCCGGTCGAGGTGGTGGACGATGAGGCCGTCAATCGACCCGTCAGCGATCCCCTCGAGCACAGCGTTCCAAGCTGGCCGCTCGATCGCTCGGTTCCATGCCGACATGTCCACGTCGGACAGGTGGAGAATCGAGTCGACGGCCCAGCCGTGCCGCTTGGCCTCCCGAACGCACTCATCGTGCTGTGCTTCCGGTGAGGCGGAAACCCCCTCGGGGTCCTTGCTGATGCGCGTGTAGATGACCTTCGATCCCATGTGCCTAATCTACACAACACGTTTGTCGTGTTCAAATTAGGCACATGGGATCAGCGAAGGACTCAGAGGGTCGCTGTCGGGGTGACCCGGGACCGTGCCACGCTCGTCAGCACCGCCACCACAGCGGTGTACGCGGCGAGGATCGCAGCGATCTGATCGGGGGTCAAGTCCACCCAGCCGAACACGAGCGCCAGGGCGATGAGCGCAGACAGCGCCCCCTGGATCGTGCCGGCCAGCGCAACCGGCTCCGACTGGGTCAGTGTGTAGTCAGCCATCATGGCCTCCTGTTCAGGCCCCCGTGCTTGGGGGCGGGATCTCGATGCCGGCCAGGGTCATCGCCCTGACCAACTGGGCGTTACGCAGGTCGCAGTGCGCGACCTCAGCCTCGAGCTCGTCGATGCGATGCTCCGCTTCCCGCAGACGTTCATCGAGCGCAGCGGACCGGGCCATCGACCCCTCCACCACACCCCGCTGAAAGTTCCACAACAGCTTCAGGATCACGATGGCCCCAGCGATCGAACTCAAGTTCTCGATCGCGACCGACGCACCATCCCACGGACTAGCCACGATTCCCCCCCAAGTCGCGGCGGCCCCGCACCACGATCCAATCAGCGGCCATCGCCCACAACGACAGCGACGCGGTCAACGTCATCAGCACCAGCACCGCGTACAACGTCGGCCACCCGAACTCGCCCGACAGAAACCAGCCGGCACGCCCCAGCCAAGTGATCGACGCCAAACCGACCGCCGCCAACCTGACGAACAACAGGTGCGGGACAGCAGCAACAACCGCCAACCCGACCGCAGCAGTCACCGCAGCAACGTTGTAATAGCTGTCCGCGGATGTGGCGAGCCCACCCACCACCGACACCGAGAGCACCGCAGCGAAGAACAGCGGCACCACCCGTAGAGTGAACTGGTTGACCATCGTTGGGATCCTTGTGGGGCTGGTGGTATGGTGGTCGGGCCTACCGCTCGATGTGAGTCGAGTGAGATGCCGCCCCTCGTTGATGGTCTCTCCGGGGGGCGGTGTCGCGTCAGCCCACCTTGATGCGGGACTTGATGCGGGCCAACACCTCGAGCGGGTGCATGTCCTGGGCGCGGGCACCTTCACGCTTGCGGTCCTCCCACTGGGGACCGGACAAGTGGTCCCAATGGGTCGCGGACAGGGCATAGATGGCACCGGACTCACGGTCGCGGATGTACATGTCGTCGTCCTCCTGGGGGATGAGGGAAGGCTTCGGTGGGGTGGCGGGGGAGCCAGCGGTCGGGTAGCGAAGGATCTGCTCGCGGATACGGCGCGCGTCGGACGGCCAGCCGGCGAACTCGAAATGCATCGGGTCGGGGCGACGGGTCCAGTCGCCGCCGTAGTCGAAGCCGTGCGCCCGGAACAGCTCGACGATCCACGACGGCAGACGCTTCCGGCTGCCGAGGGGGAACTGGGTCGCGTCGATGTCGATAGCCAACCCCCACGAATGGTTGCTTGGACGGTTGCGCCCGCGGATCGCACGGTTCGCGTACGACCAGTCGTCGGGGGTCTGGCCGGGGGTGTGGATCATGTAGCCGCGCCGCTCCACCTCGTCGATCAGGTACTTGACGATCGGGGCGATGTCGCGATGCACCGTGAACGGGACATTGGATCGCGCGGTGCGGACGGTGAGCATGTCGCGGGACCGGTTCGTCGGCCACCCCTGGCCCCAACCGCGAAGGTTCGCCGGTGTGGTCACGATGCCACCTCCCTGTGCTCGAGCCACTGGGCCACCACATCGTCGAGCTCGGGCTTCGACACGGGCGGCACGACCGGCTGACGGACCGACTCGATGTCCTCGTACCCGAGCAGCACGTCGCGGCTCACGTCGAACGTGTCGGTGAGGACCGCCATGTGGCGGGCGATGATCGGTTTCCTGCCGGCGAGGTAGTCGGAGATCGTCCGGTACGAGATGTCGGTCGCGGCCTCGAGGCCCTTGACGGTGTAGCCGCGGTCGACCATCAGTTGGCCGAGCGGAGTGTCGGTGTTGAAAGGCCGGCTCATGCGGCGGGCTCCAATCTCTGGGGAGTGGTGGACGGCAGGTACTCGTCGATCGCCCCGGACTCGCGGAGCTCCTTGAGTCGGGCGACCGCTTCCTCACCCATGAACGGGATGAGCGCGTCGAGGTTGCCGGTGCGGTAAGCGCGGGAGGTCGCATCGGACGACGCTTCCTGTCGCTTCAGCTCGTTGCCGACCATGTCTTCCTCGCGGGAGTAACGACGGTACGAACCGGGGATGCCGATACCGGACAGCAGGATCCGTTGCGCGGTCTCGGGGTCCTCGCGCATCAGCTTGTTGAAATCCTCGTCGCGGCCCATGTACCGGAACAGGGCACCGAGCTGCGGGATCGAGTTGATCGCGAGGTTCTGCACCGGGTTGCCGGTGTCGACCACCATCTTGCCGGTCTCGGGGGAATAGGACATCTGCGGGTACAGGTCGATACCACCCTGCATCGGGTCGAAACCGAGAGCCTGGGTCGCCGTCTGGAACAACGGGTTCGTCGACCCCAACCAGCCGGCCAGGGTGAACAGGTTCGCAGCGTCGGAGAACGGGTTCAGGCCCCGGACGTTGAGGCCACGCTGCCGGCCCTGCTCGTCACGCTCACCCCAGGAGAGGATGTCGAGCATGTCGGTCGAGGCACCGTCACCCATGTCCTCCATCACGATGCGAGACCCTGCCGCGACGATCGCTGCACGCCACGGGTGATCGGCGGGGTAGGTGAACACGAACCGCATCAGGTGCGACAGCCACGAGTAGAACGGGAACACCTGCCGCAAGATCCCCCGCTCGAACGGGGTCGCCCCAGCCACGTCCTGCAGGACCTTGCGCGCGACGCGGATGCCTTCCTCGGCTGCCATATTGCGGGCCACGTCGTCGGAGATGCCGGCCTTCTTGAACCGGTTGACGGCCTGGGCCTCACCCTCGAGGTAGGTCATCACCTTGTACATGTCGTCGAACTTCGAGTTCGTGTCGTAGGACCACTGGACGAAGTCGCGACCCTTCTGTGCCGCCCAGGTCTGTGACCAGCGGTTCAGGCTCCCGCCCTTCTTCAGAGCGAGGGACGCTTCCTCCTTGCCGATGAGGCCGATGGACCGCTCGAGCTCCCGGGGGATCCACCGGGGGAGCTCGGTGCCTTCGCGTGCAGCCGTCGCGATCTCTCGCGCCACCCGCATGTGGCGGAAGGCTTGTGGCCCCACCTCCGCGGACATCATCATCGCCCCACCGACAGCGTTGTACAGATGCCAGCGGGGAGAGAGGGGGAGCAGGGCCACCCGCCACAGCCGCGTCACCGGGTCGGAGAACGCCCGCATCTTCGACAGGCCCTCCGAGTTGATCTGCATGAGGGTTTCGCCGACCGCACGGGGGATGAACACCTTCTCGCCGACGGGCAGGACTTGACCGGAGAACGGGGTCATCTTCGCCGGGTCGAACGGCATCCACTTCTCCGAGATGAGGTCCGCACGCAGCCGGCTCACCTCCGACAACGGGAGGCCCTGCTGTTCCGCCAGCGCGACCGCGGGCTGGGTGAATTGGTCGCGCAGCACCTGCTCCCTGACACCGAAGTCGTCTTGGATCTGCCGGCCCCACTCCTTCGCGCCTTCGGACTGGATGATGTCCCACGCCTGGCGGGTGAGAGCGAGGGCAGGGGAGCGCACTCCGGGGGACACGTCGGTGACACGCGCTCGCGCGGTGGCGATGGAGCGGTTGGTCCCGTCGAAGCGTGCGACACCGATCCGGTTGGCCTGTGCGGTCGTGGTGCGCGACAGGAAGTCAGGGTCCTCACCCGCAGCCTTCAGGGCCTCCCAGTTGCGTTGGATACCGCCGCGGAACTTCGCCCACTCGCGCGCGTCGAACCCGGGGATCTGATCCAGCACACCCATCTGGACGAACTTCTCGGCTTGGGCGCGGTCAGTGAACTGGGACCGGGACTCGAGGTTGTCGAGGTACGCCTTCGCGGCGCGGTCGTTGATGAGCTCGTCGAAACGGGCCGGGTTGGTGCGGGCACGCAGCCGCTGGTAGTTGCCCTGCCAGGTGCCGGCGTCGTTGATGAGCGTGCGGATCTTCTGCATGCGCCGGTCATTGATCCCGACCGACGAGCCGTTGTACTTCTGCAGTTGGTTGATCCGCTTCTTCGCGCCTGTGAAGTCGCCGTAGTCGATCATGTCGCGAATCTCGACCCAACGGGTGTCGACCTGGGCGAGCGCGTCGATGTCGTCCATCGCTTCTTGCACGACGGTCTGCTGCTTCTTGATCGCCTGGTCGAGATACCGGTTCAGCCGCTTGCCGTCAGCCGGTGCGAACACCTCATCGCCCACGCGCACGAGCTCATCCCTGTCGACGAGGTACTGGGCGAGCTGGTCGGACGCTGCGCGCGTGTCGTTGAGGTACCGCTGCTCGTTCTCGGGCAGGGTCGCGCGGAGCTGCGGCTGTTCGGTGGTGATCTTGCCGAGCTCGATCTCACGTTCGGGCGTGATGCCGTAGTCCTCGAGCAGCCGGTCCGGGTTGCGGAGATCCATCCACGCCTTGCCGATCTGGCCGGGGAGGTCGGCGTCGTCGGGTCGGATCAGCCGCTGCTCTGCCCCCTGCTCTGCCAGCACACCGGACCGGGACACGTCGCGCGCGTCCTGTCCGAACGTGGTGCGGAGGGCCTGGCCGGGACGGGTGGTCATGCCCCGTTCGATCAGGTCACCGAGCTTGTTGGGGACCACCTCACCCGCGTCATCGAGTCGGCGTGTCGCGAGGGTCTTGAGTGGTCGGACCGGCTTCGGGAGGCGGGTCGTGTTCTCGAGAGGGGCGAGCCGTTCGAGGGCTGCTGCTTCCTCCGCGGCCTTCACGACCGGGGTGGCCTTCGCGAGCTTCCCAGCGACGGGCAGCACGTCGAGCAGGTTCAGCAAGGGATCTTCGATGAACGCCTGCCGGTTGGAGAGTGCGTTGGAGGCTGCGTAGGTGCCGGGGATGAGCCGGATGCCGGGGAGGGAGAGGGTGGCAGCGAGCCCCGTCTTGCCTTCCTTCGCGTTCTGGGCGTAGTCATCCGCGAACCCGTCGGTCAGATCCTTCACCTCACCCGCGAGGGCTTGGGGGAGCTGCGGGAGCGACTTCACGATCTGCGCCAGGTCACCGATCGCGTTCGTCGGGATGGAGGCGATGCCATCACGCCGGTCGGACACTGGGGTGATGGCCTGCCCGGTCATCGCCGCCAACCCGGCCTTGATGCTGTTCTCCGCGTTGACGGGGGTCTGGCCGCGGTCAATCCTGCGGAGGTCGGTCTGCTGGATGGCCTGCTGCACCGGGCCGGGAAGCTGTGCGATGGCTGCCTGGTACTCGGGGTCGCGATACTTGTTCTCGAGCGCGGTGAGGGCCTTGGGCCGGTTGAGCTGGATGGGCGCGGACGGGCCGCGGTCCACCAGTCGGTCGTCCTGGGTCTGACCGATCTGCTGGTTGCGGATACGGGCCAGTACGTCCTCGAGCGCCATCGGACTACTGCGGCTGGGCCGCGGACGCGTACTGGTCGATCAGTGCGGTGAGATCCTGCGAGCCGGCCTGCCCGCCCTGCTGCCCGGACATCACCTGGCTCATCGCCTGCTGGACGAGCTGGTTCGACATCTGGTTGAGGTACTGGGCCTGCCGCTCCGCTGCCATCTGGTACGGCGTCACCTCCACCGACTGCATGATCTCCATGGCGTGGCGGGCACCCTGCTGCTCGGTGTTGGCAGCCATCTGCTCGTACATGGGGGCGAGCGCGCCGCCCGCTCCCTGAGCCATGTTGCGGTACGACTGGGCCTCGGCCTGCGAGCGGGACAGGAAGTTGTCGGCGTACGGCTTCACCGCGTTGACCATGACCGACCGCATGATGAGGTCGTTCGCGAGTTGCGCTTCAGCCTGCGCTTCGGGGGAAGCGTTCGCGTACTGGCTGGGGTCCTTCGCGAAGTTCATCGCTTCGGCCTGCAGCGACTCGGCGTACGTCTGGGCGAGGGTCAGCTTCTCGCTGTCGTCCTTGGCGAACTGCAGGCCGGCGTCGAGCTGACGGCGGTACTCGTTGATGACCTCCTGGGGGAGACCGATCTCGCGCACCGCGTTCTCGGTGTCGTTCAGGGTCGTGTTGAACTGCTCCTGCTTGGTCTCCGACCCGAGGACACCCTGACGCTCGAGCCCTTCATGGATGAGACCGACGACTGCTCCACCAGCGCCACCGAGCGCAGCACCGACGGGACCGGCAGCCATGCCGAGGCCGGCACCGAAGCCGCCCCACTTGAGCATCTTCGACACCGAGTCGTTCAGCTTCGACTCGGACCCGCCGAGAGCGTTCGACTCGTCGAGCATGTTGCCACCGACCGAACCAGCGATGCCGGGGATGATCGCCAGGCCCATGCCGCGCATGCCGACCGGCTTCAAGGAGCTGAGTGCCCCACGGGCCGTCGCCATCAGGCCACCACGCGCAGCGGCGGACTCGGCAGCGGATGTGGCTCCGGTCGCTGCACCCTGCACGAACATCGGCGCACCAGTCGCGGCAGGTGGGCCGGCGAGGGCAGCGTTCACGCCCACCTGGGAAGCGACACCTGATGCTGCGGGGGCAGCGGGACCCATCGGGAACACACGCGGGCCGGCGTTTAGGGCAGCGGTAGCCACATCGTCGACAGGGCCTGCAGGGGTGAGGGCGCGCTGCACGAGATCCCGGGCCACACCGGCAGAGGCGGTGCGGGGAGCGACACCGGACGGTAGGGCAGTCTCACCCACGGGAAGGGTGCGCTGGGCACCCTGCTGGATCGTCGACGCGAGGCCACTGCCGGGTCGACCAGCCGGAAGGGCACGCTGGGGCCACGGCGAGTTCGGCCCGACGACGTTCGACTGAGGCAGGAACCGGAAGTACGGCGAGTTCGGTCCGATCGGCAACGAGGGAGGGGGCAGGGGACCGTTGCCGTTGATGCGGAGCCAGGTGTAGGGGGTGAAGGTCGGTGCAGCCATGTCAGCCCCCTCGTGTGGCGTAGGCGTTGCGGAGGAACTGGTCGATCAAGGCACGCTCCTGTGCGCTCGCGTTCGCCATCGACTCGAGGAACTGACCGGTCGACATGGTCTGCTCGAGTCCAAGTCGCGACAGGGTGACCGCCATCGCGTCCTGCAACTGCTGCGGCTTCAGGCGGGCACGCTGGGCTTCGATCCCCAGCAACTGCTCGCGCTCACGCAACCGGGCCTGCTGCTCACGGGTCGAGATGTCGAAGCTGGTCAGATCCGCCATGAGCTGGCTGCGACGGTTGGAGAGCTCCTGGCGGCGCTGGGTTTCGTTGAGGCGGGACTGCTGGTCCTCGAGGTCCAGGCCGTACAGCGCGTTGCCGCGCTCGGTCTCGATGTCGGCGAAGTCCTGCTTCGCGCCCTGGATGACACCGGACACCGTGGCAGCGGAGGTGGCGTCGCGGGTCGCGCGTTCGGCCTGCTGGCCGACTTCCCTGCGGCCCTGCTGGATGCCCCGCCACTCGATGAGCCGCTGCTGGACGTTGTTCACGCCCTGCTGGCCGATGTAGTTGAGCTCGTCGCGGCCTGCGGTCATCCGGTTGCCCCACTGCTGGGCGAGGAACGACTGCCACTGGGGCATGTTGCCGAGCTGGATGTCAGCGGCTCGGATGTCGAGGTTCGCTTCGGCCAACTGGCCGGCGAGCTGACGCTGGTAGGCACTGGCGGTCTGGCCGTAGCCGGCGTTGCGTGCCGCCTGGTTGAGCATCATCGCCGCACGCGAGTCATTGATGCCGGCGATGCCTGAGTTGAGCGAGTTCTGGTAGGCGGCGATGGCCTCGTTGATGCGGCGCTGTTCCTCGCGTCGACGAGCCACCTCGTCACCAGAGGTCGGGTTCTGGTTCGGCCACTGCCCGTACGGGATCGGCTTACCGTCAGGGCCGTAGACCGTCCAGTCGTCGGCGGGGGAACCGGCAGGGGGACGCTGGGGGACGGGACGAGGGTTGAAGATCGGGAAGTTGCCGACCCCGGGGCCGGTTTGCCCGGGGCGTTCGGGCGACAGCGACGTGGGCGGCGGGCCACTCGATGCTGCACTGGTTCGCAGCGCCGCCTTCGGTGCAGAGAACCGGGACCCACGGGTCACAGCGTCGATCAGGCCGGCCATGAGTGGATCCTACCATCCACCCATCCTGTCCCCCCGTTTCAGTACCCGTATCCGCCTACCAGCCAATCGGGCAGCCCGTACCCCTGCCGCGAGATCGTGCCCGCCTGGTCGGACCAGCGGCGTGTCTGGTCGAGCATCACACCCATGTGCTCGTCGTAGTACGCCTTGTGTTCCCGCCAGCGGGGATCCCGGTCCCGGCGCAACGCCATGTACGCCGCGTACTCGAGGACGAGGTCGGTGAACCCTTCGACCACCGAAAGCCCTGTCGTGTCCGCTGAGCCGTTCGTCGCGAGGGCTGCGGGGGCCGCGTAGTAGTAGACGGTGAGGGTGCCGTTGACCGACGGCTTCGGGTACAGGATCGCCTTCAGCGTCGGCGGGTAACCCCACATGGTGAACATGCGGGGGCGGGACTCGGTGATCGCCTGGTCGGACCACCACACCGAATCCGCTGCGTTGAAATCGACGTATTCGAGCGGGTAGATGTGGTCGTTACCGTCCTCGGTGTAGGTCGCCCGGTACACCCGCAGCACCGTCGCGGGGAGGGTGTGTTCCTGCTCGCCGGCATCCACGTCGATCGTCGTGGTCGACTGGACGGTCTCGGTCTTGCGGGCGATGTCGGTGACGGCCTCGTTGATCCAGCGGCGCAGCTCGGTGTCGGACCAGCCCGCCGAATCCACCTCGTCGAGCCGTTCGCGCACCGCTGCGAGTGCCTGTCCCATCGTCAGAGCCATGAGGTCATTCTCCCACGCTTCGGGTGCATTAGGGGGAGTGAGCTGATAGAACGAGGAACAGAGAGACCGGAGGTAGCAATGATTCCCACGCTGTGGGTAGTCGTGAAGGTGACCGAATACTGGGACGATGCCATGAGCGGTGAAGCCGTCCTGGATGCCACCGAGATCACAGCCCTGTCGTCACACTGGGACCAGAACGAGGCTTTCTGGGCCGCGGAGTCGTCAGACTTCGACACACAGGTCATTGCCGTCAACCTGCCATCTTGAGTTACGGGATGGGTGAGAGCTCGATGATCGAGCCGTGCATCGTGCAGTTCTCGTTGAAGAAGAAGCTGCCCTGGGACACTTCCCAGCGGAAGGTGAGGGTGTACACCCCGGGCAGGACATCGGGCCAGCGGCGCTCCCCCCACAGCGTGTGGTAGGCGTCGGCCTGCGAGAAGAAGAACCGGGTCACGTCGGGAATCGAGGTGATCTTGCCGGCCTGGTCGGTGAGCCTGGCCCTCACCGCGAGGAACGTGTTCGCGGTGTCGACGAACCCGGAGCAGTGGAACCGGATCTTCACGTCGGTCCACGACTCGAACTTCTGGAACGGGATGGAGAAGATGCCATCGTCGACGAGGTTGATGGTGAGCTCGTTCGACGCTGCGGGGAGTTCGGTCGAGTCGGCGGGGAACGTGAGGCGGCGGTCGAACTCGGTGAAGATCGGGATGGAGTTGATCGCCCGTTCGGTGAGGATCGTTCGATCGTCGAACAGTCGCGTGTTGCGGGTCGGTTGGCGGGACCGGTAGCGCGGGTCGTAGAGGGGCTTCGAGGCCGGCTTGTCATACTGGGTGGGACCAGGAGCGGATGACGGGGTGCCCAGCCGGAACACGTCCTCGGTCGGGGCTTCGTCGACCGGGATCTTCACCTTCGCCTGGTCGGGCAGCGGCATGGCTACACCCTGTCCAGAGCGCCGGCACGCGAGACCGACGGGCCGTTCCGCACACCGACCGACACCCGGTACACGCTCGGAGCGGGGGACCCTTCGACCGCGTACGGCACACCGTCATCAGTCAGGTCGGGATCGGCGTCACCGCGCGAGTCGATCTGCACCTCGAGGTCCTCGGTCTGCACGTTGATGGCTTTCGTGTAGACGCGCGGACGGTCGGGGGAGTCGACCTCGAACGTGACCTTGTCGTACCCGCCACCCGCTCCGAACACCGACACCGCGACCGTCCCCGAACCCTGGGCTGTGAGCACGATTTCCCTGGCATCCACGCGTCGGTTGATAGTGCGCGGGATCGGCTGGGACCGCCACCGGTACTGGTGGGTGGGGATGTCGCGGTCGTACACATGCGCGACGGTGAGGTCGGTCTCCTTCACCATCGGCTTGATGCCGTACACCCTGCCGGTGACGCTGACCTCGTAGTTGCGGTACCCGACCTTGTAGGTGGTCTCGCCCACGGTGCGGATCGTCGGGTTGAGGCGGAACCAGCCACCGGTCCGCATGTCGTACACCCAGTTGTTCGGGGCGTACACGAAGTACCCGGACGAGTTGAACTTGCCGCGGTGCGGGTACTCGGCGTACAGGAACCCGTCCTCGAGACCGGGGGTGCCTTCGGGCTGCCAGAACCACCCGTCGAGCTGCTGGGAGATCGACTCCGCACCTTCGGACCCCTGCCAGACGTACACCCCGTCGCGGGTCCCGTAGATGAGGCCCATTGGGGTCACGACCGGGATGTTCGTCGCACCTTGGATCGACGGCAGACCGGGCAGCGCGACGAACTGCGGCTTCGACACGTCACCCCGCAGCAGGCCCCCGCCACCGGAATGCTTGATCGCGATGAGCTCGTTCGCGTTCATCGAGGCCATCACACCGATCGGCCCCGGGTTCTCCGGCATGAACCGGTACTGGTTGGTGGTCGGGTCCGAGTACAGGTCGTTCGCGGCGAAATGGCAGATGTTGTCGCCGGTGGTGGTGCGCGAGTACACGCCGAGGCCTTGCGCGGTTGCGACACCGTTCGCGGACTGCACGGTGAACACGATGCGGCCCTGATGGACGAGACCTTGGAGGATCGGCGACCCGGGCCTCGGGCCGAGCGGGGAGGTCTCGTCGATGATGTACGACTCGATCACGTCGTCGTCCACGTTGACGGGAGCACCCGAGTTCTTGCCGATGATGCGGGGGAAGATGCCGACACGGGTGGTGAGCGCGACGACACCGGTGCGTCCGATGTTCGTGATCGACCCGTCCATCGACACCGCTCCACCAGGCGACTCGTAGGTGCCGGATGTAGCGACAACGAGGTTGGCGGGGGTCATGCCGATCGACATGAACATGTCGCCCCAGATGTCGGGGTCGTCGAAACCGAGCTGGTCGAGGCGGGTGCCGATGATCGACCGTCGCACACCGAGGCTGTCCTGCAGGTCGTCATCGGCGAGATGCCCACCGAGCAGCGTGGAGGTCTCGGGTGGGAAGCGTCCCATGTGCCAGACCCGCCACTCGTTCGTGCCCTGCACCGCTTCGGAGGTCGAGTTGCCGTCCGCTCGCCCGTACCCCCCGTAGAGGATGTGGAGCTGGTCGGGGGTGTCGCGCACGTTCTTGCGCCAGGTGGTCGCGGGTGCGTCGAGCTCGCCGTCGACATCGAGGCGGGGGGCTGCCTGCACGACGAGCGACGCGTTGACCACGAGAGACTTCTCTGCGGTGTAGTTCGGGTGCGCCGGCCAGCTCAACCCGCCAGCAGGGGCACCGGGGAGGGGTTCGTCGGGCCAGTCGTCACCCGGGTCCTCGACAGCCAGCACGACACCGGGCAGGGGGTGCAGACCACCCGCGGGATGCCCGTAGCAGCCGTAGGTGTGGTCGGCCTGGGCGAACACCGCAGCGGCTTCCTGGTCCTCGGGAGCTGGCTGGGCTCCACCGAGGGAGTGACGGGACGACGCGATGCCGCGGGTGAAGTCGCGGATGTCGATGTACAGGTCGGACCCCTGCTGAGCAGCCACTACCCTGCCACCTCCATCCAGCGCATCAGGAACTCCCACTCGGTTTCGGCTGCGGCGATCTCGGCCTTCAAGCGGATGATGTCGAGCGCGAGGTCCATGCATGCCATGTCGGCGTACCGGTTCGCGCCCGACACGGTGTCCTCACCGGAGTCCTGCACCGCCCGGATGCGTTGTTCCTTCTCCGCTACCAGCAGCTCCCCCAACTCCAACCGGAACTGGGACAGCTCGCGGGTCAGGGTTTCGAGTTGGCTGTGCTCGGTGAAGGCCGGCGTGGTCACTTCTTCGCGGCTGCTCGTCGGCCTGCGGTGCCGGCTGTACCACGCGGCTTGCCTGCCGGCTTCTTCACCGGTGCTGCCTTCTTCGCGCGTCCGACGGGCACCTTGGTCGGCTCGTCGACGGGGATGCCCAGGTCGTCGTCGTCGGTGGTGACGGGCGGGGCCTCTCCGGTCTCGGCTGCACGCTCCGCTGCGATCTCGGCGTTGATGTCGCCCTCGGTCCCTGCGCTGCGTCCACCGATCTCGGGTTCCTCGATCTGCGCGTCGGGGGTGTCGGTGAGACCGGAGAGCCGTTCGGCCAGCCGCTGCTCGAGCCGTTCGATCTGGCGCTGCAGCCTGCCGATGTCGGTGTTCTCGGTGGAGTCGGGGAGGATGGTCTCACCCTCAGGGTCATCGAGGATCGTGACGATCCGCTCGCCGTCCTCGGTGTACGCCTCGAGCAGCGGGAACGCATCCTCGTTGACCCCGGTGAGCTCCCGGGCGTGGTACAGGCTCGCGAGGCGCAGATAGGTCTCTCGGCGCTCGTTGTGCCGCCCGTCGTTGTCGAGGGCCGGGTCGCCCATCCACACGACCATCACGTCCCACGGGACGATCTTCTCGCCGCCAGCGGGAATCGCGATGTAGTCGCCGTCGTACTTGCCGATGAACGGTTCCTCGGGGTTCCGGTTGACGATGCGGACGTACTGCTCCATGAGGGCTCCTGAGTGAGAAACGGGCCGGGGGTGGACCCTGATGGATCCACCCCCGGAGTCTACCCATGCGAGCGATGGGTGGCTGTGTTCGTGCCGATCAGGTGACGGCGATGAGGCTGGGCTGCACCCAGATCCACTTCAGGTCACCAGCGGTGGCGTCGGCGGCGACGGTCGCCTCGAGCGTGTAGCCGAGGGTCTTGCCGTTCGCCGCCGAGATGGCCGCGGTCGTGGCGGTGGTGTACCGGCCTCCGGTCGTGGGCTGCACCCAGTCACCGGCGTCGGTGTCCGCGTCAGCGGTCTGCGCCAGAGCGGGACCCGACACGACCACCTTCAGCGGCACCGGGATGGCCGACGTGCCCACGACGGACTCGGCGGCGACACCCACGATGGCGTCGGTCGCGGCGGTCGCCTGGGACACGGTGAACACACCGGAGGACACGGCGACCTTGACGGCCTCGCCCTTGGTCACGGTCGTGACGCAGCGGTACTCCTGCACGTCGGCCTGGGGTGCCCCCTCGAGGGTGGCATCCGAGTACGCGGCGAGCGGGTCGTTGATGAGTGTGGTCATGTTGTGATCCTCCGATCAGGACAGTGCGTCGAAGCAGCCCTGCAGCCGCGGGTTGGTGCAGATGAGGTTGCCGGCCCACAGGATCTGCGAGACCATCGCGTCCTGGTTCACCGGCGTCTGGAACTCCTCGATCGCCATGTCCGCACGCGGGTTGACGACGAGGTGGAACCAGTTCTCGTTCAGCATGTAGACCTTGCCGTTCGCCGAGCCGTCCACCTGCGAGTCGACGACCCACGGGACGTTGTTGAACAGCAGGTTCGTGAAGCCGGCCTGGCCCAGCAGCTCGTCGGAGCCCGTCGCCGGGATCGAGATGTCGTAGTTCGCACCGCTGGTGCCGTACACCTGCGCCCAGTACCAGTTGTAGACCTCCTGCTTGGACAGGATGATCGTCGGGTGCTCACGGCCCACGGTCAGGCCACCGAACATGGTCTGCAACTGGGCGATGGTCAGCGAGGTCAGGGCCTGGGTGCCCACCACCGTCGACGCCCAGTAGGCGTTCGAGTGGGAGATGTCGCCGTAGGTGCCCGAGTTGTCGACGGCGATCGTGAGGCCGTCGATCTTCTTCGCGTCACCACCGGTGCCGGTCGAGGCGTACAGGTCGTTGCCGAGCATGTCGGCGAACTCGGTCTTGGCGAGCTCGAACTGCATCTTGATGTGGTTCAGGATCGCCTCGGGCGAGTCGACCTTTAGCATCGTGAGGCCGTCCACCGCGACGGGGAAGTGGTACTGCTTCCAGTCCCACGCGGCGGCGCGGATCACGTCGAAGGCCGCGGTCGAGAGCTGCTCGTACCCGCGGTACGCACCACCGAGACCGGACCGTGCGTAGTTCACGGGCTGCTCGATGTGGGTGCCACCCTGGATCATCTTCTTGTTGCTCTTGACCATCCGGTAGAACAGGACGTTCGACCCGTAGATCGCGTCGCTGACGGTGGGCAAGATGTGACGCCGTGCGATCGTGCTCACGGTGTCGGTGCCGACGGCGGTTGCCATTGGATTCCTCCCTGGGGTCTCACCCCGAACGGGTCAGTTGGTAGGTACCCCAGGGAGTGGAGGATCTTGTGTGGACATTCTCGCACACATGAGTGGGGAGAATGGGGGAATGGTCTGCGAGGGCTAGTTCGCGGCCATCCGTTCCTTCAGCAGAGCGAGGGCCGCGGCCTCATGCTCCTGCGGGGTCTCGGGGGCAGGTGAGGTGGCACGCGGGGTGGCGGCACCCTGACCGACGAGCGACTGGTTGAGGGCCTTGCGTTCCTCGAGCGCGTTGTTCACCTGCAGCTCGGCCACCTGCGACACGACCTGGGACTGGATCGCGCGGTCGCGGAACTCGGGGGTGATCCAGTAGGTGGTCTCGAGCGCGGCGCGGAAGGCTCCGGTCGGATCCGCGTCGAGGTTCGAGTTCTGGACGGCTGCGGTCGCGACCGGGTTCGAGTTCGCGGCGGCGAGCAGGCGTTCGGCCTCAGCGTCGGTGAGGCCGTACTGCTCTTGGATGCCACGACGCGCGGTGTCGAGGGCTGCGTGGAGCTCCGCTTCGCGCTGCTGGGCGATGAACTGCTGCTGCGCCTGCTGCTGAGCGAGCAGTATGTCCAGCTTCTGCTCGACGGTCTGGAACCGGGTGTCGGTCCACTGGGCGAGGCGCGGGTCGACGATCTCGTCCTCGGGAGGCAGGGTGGCCGCGGGGTCGGGTTCGGGTTCCGGCTGGGACTGCAGGAGGGCGAGCTGTTCCGGGGACAGGCTCGACACCCAGTTGACGAGACCTTCGATGTCCTCGGCGCGGTAGGCGGCTCCCCCGATGTTGATGACCGGAGGGGCCTCAGCGGCGATCGGCTCCGGTTCGGCCTCGGGTGCGGGATCCTCGACGGGGGCGTCCTCACCCTCGTCCTCGGCGACGGGGGCCGGGGGGGTGTCGTCCCCAGCGTCGGCGACACCCCCCTCACCCTCGTCAGCCGCGGTGACATCCGGGTCGTCGAACAGGGCCAGCATGTCCTCGCGCGAGAACTCGTAGTCCTGTTCCTCGATGAGCTCGTTGGCCGGGTCCTGGGACTCGTCGGGCAGCGGCTCGGTCTCGGGAGTGGGGTCGGTCATGGGTTAGATTCCCTGTCCTTGGTCCATCACCCGACGCAGCTCGTCGGGGTTCGGCATGGGTGCGGTGGGGGTGGGGCCACGCCCGGGGGGCATGGCACCGGGGACTGCGCCGGCAGCGTTCGGGACGGGCATGCCGCCACCCTGCTGTGCGGCGATGGCCTGCATGAGCATCGCCACGTTCGGGTCCTGCGCGGGAGCGGCCTGCGGGGCGGCACCACCGATCGGGCCACCCATCTGCGGGGTGACCGCGGTGGAGCCCTGCGCCTGCATCATCGCGTTCGCACGGTCCTGGGGGCCGCGGAGGCGTTCGATGATCTTCGCTTCCTGCTCGGCGATCCAGTCGAAGTCGGCGTCGTCGGCCAGCTTCAGGTCGGCGAACATCGAGAGCTGCTTACGCAGGATCTCGTCCATCGTGTTCGACTGGCGGGTACCAGCAGCCATCAGTGCTCCTTGGGGGTCTGGCCCCCAGCCGACGCGTCCACGTTCGCCGGCTGGGGGATCAGATCACTTGTACGACTGCTTGGTGCCGGTGCCGGACTTGGTGCCGCGCTCCATGGCCGAGTCGGACTGGCCGAAGTTCTTCGCGGTCGTGTGACCGACCTGCTTGTACTCGGCCTTCTTGGTGGTGGCCTTGTGTCCCTGCATGACTGCCTCCGAGGGGCGGTGGGTTGACAGGATCAGTGTAGACCGATCAGGCCGTGTCGATGCGCTTCACCCGCTGAGTCACCCAGGTGCCCCCCACGTTGCGCTTCAGGGAGTAGTTCACCCACTCGCCAGCGACCTTGCGTCGGACGGTCTGCTCACCGGTCTGCGGTGGGGTGACCTCGGGGGTTGTGTCGGTGACGCGGATGCTGTCGATCACCCCGGTCGGGTTGCCGCGCCACGCACCACCACGGTACGAGTAGTCGGCGACGAGAGAAGCGTGGAACGCCGCGAGCACTTCGCCGTCGGGGTCCGAGGACACCCCGCCGAGCTGGTTGGCACCGTCGTCGAACCAGCAGTACCCCTTGATCCGGTTCTCTGGCTTCACGGCCTCGTTGATGAAAGCCTCGAGGAACAGCGGGTTGCGTTCGGTGAACGTGTCGATCGCCCCACCGAGCTCAGGGAAGCACACGTCGATCCCGCGCGACACGAGGTAGTTGACGTTCGGGTAGAAGCGCGGGTTGTTGCGAAGGTCGAGCGGGCCGGTCTGGTAGTTGTTCGAGTAGAAGTCGATGCCGTAGATCGGGAACTTCGACGTGTCCTCGATCACCCAGTCGGCACCCTCACCGTTGGGGATCGTGTCGTCGATCAGGAGCGGGACGACCACCGCGTTCGTCGCACCGCGCGCGACACGCCTGGCCTCGAACTTGAGCTGCATGTTGCGCCAGTCGGTGGCGGTACCGAAGCCACGGTTGAGGTCGTTCTCCGGTTCGTGGTGGAACGAGATCCAGATGCAGGTGAACGTGTCGCGGATCGCGTTCCACATCGCGTCGATCTCGGCGTCGTGGTTGCCGGCTGCGACCGCCGCCCAGTTCGGCGTCTTGATCGACAGGTGCAACGAACGACCAGCCAGGGCAGAGGTCTCGATCTCGGAAGCGATGTTGCCCCGCTGCGCCCAATCCGAGATGTAGCGGCGGTGCATGCCGAGCGGCTGACCGGTCGGCGTTTCGTGCTTGGTGATGATCGACCCGGAGGTCTGCGCGCAACCGACCCGGATCTTGCCGGCAGGCGGCTCGAGCGGGTAGCGGCGCGTGAACGAGTCGGTCTTGACCCCGGACACGTCGACCACCTCGAAGTCGAGGATCTGGACCTTCGTGCCCCAGTCGGCGTTGAGGCCAGTGTTGCCCGTCGGCCACGTCGGATCAGAACACGCGAGGATCCGCATGGTCGGGCCACGGTCAATGATCATCATGCCGTGCTTCTTGAGCGTACGGATCAGAGCACGGTTCTCGGAGCGGGTGAACTGGTTCTCGTCGAAGTCGGCGCGCAGACGCAGGATGTGGCCGAGCGACGGGCCTTCGGCGAGCTCGAAGTCGTTCGCGCGTGCCGGCCACACCTCGTCGGCGTTGCCGTTCTTCATCGCGATGCCGATGACGTGGCCGAGGTCGCCGGTCGTGCCGCAGTCGACGAGATCCTGATAGGTGAAGAACAGGGGGCCGATCGGCACGCGAGGCGAGTTAGCACCAGCCTTGCGGACACCATCAGCACCGAGAGGCATCTCGTAGTCGGTGGTGATGAAGGTTGTCGCGTGGGCGGATTCGGGCCGGTCGCCACGGTACGAGATCGACTCGACGAGCTCGTTCGAGTCGGGGGACCACATGACTGAATGCTTGTCGGCACCGCCGTCGGGTCCTGTGTTGATGAACACCGGCAGGATCGTGTACTCGCCGGTCAGCAGGTTCTTCGTCGCGCCTTGCTGTCGGAGGTCAGCGAAGTACAGGTGCTTGCCGGGGTGCTGCGCGTCGGGGTTGAGCGCAGTCCAGGTGCGGCGAGCGGGGGACGAGAAAGCGGTGGACGTGCCAGCGGGGAGTCGGTCGACGAAGTACCCGGACCGTGCCCCGGTGTTCCAGTTGGTGAGACCGAACGGCTGGAACGTGACATGGGTATGGGGGATGTCGGGAAGGGACGCGTGGTAGTCGTGGGTGAACTGGATGATCGCGTCGGAGTCCGCGACGGTCGGCAACCCGTCGACACGCAGGCTGTACACCGACTCGGGCCACACACGGGTCCGGTCAGGGGAGTACGGGAGTGGGGTCTCGAACCGTGGCATCAGGGCCTCCGATCAGGTGGCGGGAGCGATCCAGAAGTCGCCATCGACAGCACCACCCGGTTCGGTCTGGTTGGTGGTCGCGAACACCCGGTTCGGCCACAGCTTCGTGTTCGTCGTGGTGACGAGATTCGCGGTGTTCGCGATGCCGTGGACGTTCGTGGTGAGCGCGTTGTGGTCCGACACGCGCGCGGCGCCGGTGGTGAAGGTCTCGAGCTGGGTGGTGTCGGCGATGCCGTGGACCGAGGTCGTGTCGGCGGCGTGGGTGGCGATGGACGAGGTGGCGAAGGCACGGTCGGCGTGCGGGTCGTTCGCGTTCGTGTGGGTGGTGACGTAGCCCTGCGCCTCGGAGTCACGAGCGATCGACGCGGGAAGCCGGATGTCGGGCACGGTGCCGGAACCGTCGAGCGGGCAGTAGCCGTTCGCGACACCGCGCTGCGACTCGAGCTGGTAGCCGGTGTGGGGGTCGGCAGCAGCAAGGTGGGCGGTCAGGTCCAGCGGGTTCGCAGCCAGGTACGCGTCGACCGCGGCTTGGAGGTCACCAGTGTCGATCGTCGCGACGGGGGACGACAGGAACGGGGGCATGGAGGTCTCCTTAGTCTCGGACGGTGGCGCGGATCAGGCGGGCGAGCGTGTCGTACGTCGTCGCAAGGGAGTCCAATACATCATCAAACCGGTCGGCGACGATCGTGTTCTTCTGCGTCTGCGTGGACCCGCGGAACTGGGTGGCGAGGGCTCGGGCCGCAGCGGCGTCGGTCGCCAGACGTGACAGCTCGGCCTTCACCTCCGCAGCGGCAACAGGGTCGGGTGCGGTAGAGGCGGCGTCGATCTTCGCTCGGAGTTGC